CCTGGTTTGCCAATAAGTTAAACTCTTGTGGAGTAATATACCCGCGCTGCTCTTTGTTAGCAAGGGCTAATACTCTTTGATATACTGTGTCTACACTTATTGCCATAATTCTTTTTTTGTAGTTAAGCAACCACCCCGAAGGGCAGTTGCGTCACCATATATGATTATTAATTTAATCGTTTTTCTATGTTGGAGTATATCTCCATTCCCTCATCAGTCTTAAACCAAGCGGCTAAAGCTGAATATGGATGCTCGTCAAAAGGAACAGTCATTAATTTTCTGTCGTTAGTTCCCCATGAGAACGTTCTTTGATCAGAGGATAGTTTGATAATCCCCATCTCCGTAGCTTTGATGCCGAAGTTTCTAAGTACCACGTTATCGTCATTAACAAGTTCTAGAAACAGTTCAGGGTTTCTCTTGGCATATAACAACAGATCTCGTTTAAGCTCCTTAGAACTCATCTCTGACACTTTAGAACCAACCTCTACTCTCATTACAGCTTCAGCCATATCAATATCAAGGTTCCGTGCTGCATTTAAAGCATCTATCTCCATCTCTAACCAAGCGATTTGGCCTCTAGCCGTTTCAACTGGTTTTTCTTCGTAAAACATAGTGTCTCTATCTGGGTGATATAAAGAAAGTAGTTTTTGTAAAACAACCTTTTCTTTCTCCACCACTAGCATGCCGCTTCTAAAAACAATGTGTTCAAGTCTGTGATCACCTTTCATTTCATCTACAAAGACGGTTTTTTGATTAGAGCAATATTTCAACTCTCTCTCATAACCCTGTTCTTCGTCAAAGTAATGTATGTTTGCTGATTTAAAAGATCTAGACAAAGGCTTAAAACTACCTTTAAGTCTGTATATCCTATCTTTAAGCTCCCACCCATCATTTAATACTTTATTCTTTTTTTCAACTCGTTTTGGTTTGGGCTCTACATAAATCTCTTTAGGAGCTTCTTCAACCATAACTGTCTCTTCTACGTAGGGCTCTTTGACCTCTACTTTTTTTGTTTGCTTTTTAGCCATAATATAATATAATAAAAAATTAATATAAAACTACCCCTCCCGAAGGAGAGGTAGTTTCACCAAATATATCTCTACAATTACTTCATTAACATGAAGTTGTTTGCACCCTGTACCACTAAGCAACGCTCAGATAACATGTGGATCTGCATCGCGTCAAGCGCTGATGTAGTAGCTCCAACTGAACCAGTTGTCCATGTTTTCATTTTGCGGTTATCAGTAGCAGAAGATCTGTAACGAACGTGTAGGAAAGGACGCTTAAGGTTCTTACCTAGCTGTTGATCATATACAGTAGAAGTTCCAGCTGGAACGATTACTCCACGGATTGCATTCGCGCCTCCTGCAGCGTTAATACCTCCACGTGTAGCTTTGTCGTTCAAGTAACGGAAGTCTGACTTATAGAAATCGTAAGATCCACGACGGAATCCAGAGAATCCTAAGTTAAGAGCCATGTCCTCTTCGTTGTTGAATACTCCGTAAGAAGTACCTCCAGCACCGTAAGAATTCATAGAAGCAAGCATGTCATCCATAGCTAGAGACGTAGCTCTATTTACAAACATCATGTTCTCTTCAATGGCACCTTGCTTATCAAACTCTGCTAGAATAGCATCAAACTCAGCTAAGTCAGTAGCAGCGTTAACCCCAGTTACACCGGATGTTACGTTTCCACGTGACTCAATAGCCGCGAATAAACCTTCTGTACCAGCGTTAGTACCTGCGTCAGCAGAACCACGGATTTGCTTATCAGCAAAACCAATAATAGAAGCAGCCACTGTCTTCTCAGACTCAAGCATAGCCATCTCTAGGTGATCACCAAAACGAGCGCGAGTATCGCCCTCAGCTTTTAGATACCATAAGTAACCATTCTGTCCATCTTCGCCAGATACTTCAACCCAACCAATAGCAGAAGCATCAGATCCAGAGATCTCGTAGTAATCCTTCATGATAATTGGCTTGTTGCTGTACGACTTAAACGTTGGAGTTAAAGCTGTACGTCTCTCAGAACTGTGAGTACCAGTGTTGTCACTGTAACTCTGTCCTTTTCCGTACTCAGAACCAACAACTAATAATGTAGCTGCACTTGCAACTTCAGAGTGACTAGTTAAAACAGCTTCGCCATAAGGTTCAAGTGAAACAACAGATGATTCTGGAGTTTCTACTACTAAACATTTTGAAACATATCCAGCACTTGCTAGAATTACAATGTCGTTAACGCGAATACCGTGAGTGGTAGTTAATGCATTTCCGTCAATGTCAGTTACACATGTGAAAGTACCATTTGTATCTCCATTTAAATCTATCGTACCTACGTATGATAAGTGTAAGCGTGATTGCTCAGACCAAACAACCTGATCAGATTGCATTGCCTCTTCAGCCCCTACTTGAGCAAGGAATCCTGAAATTGTTCGTTGTCCGAACACTTCAGCCTCTTTCTCCATAAGGTCTGGTAAATATTGTTGTGCCCAGTCGTTTTGGCCGGACGTAAAGTCTAAATAATTGCTTGCTAAAGTTTGCTGTTTTGATGCAGCAACTTTATTTAACAAGCTTCCTGGTGTTAAAGCCATTTTTTCTTAATTTTAATTGTTATTTTTTATTTTTCATTTTGAACTTAAAAGAGGCGGAATCATCACCTAACACCTTAAACTTTGTACCTCCAGTCTGGCTTTCTCCATGAGAGGATCTAGCCGTCGTGTTGATATTCTTGGCTTTAGCAACACTGTCTTTCAGTGCGTCTGCCTTGCCTTGTTCGTAGAAGTGATTAGCAACTGCGTCTGCATTCATAGCTGTGTACAAGCTCTTATGGTAACCTTTAGCATCTGACATTGTGTTGTCTTCGTTCAAAAACTTTTTGATAAAGTTATTAATGTCGCTTTGGGTTTCCTTTACTTGACTTGTGTCCTTAACATTGTATCTAAATTTTTTATCTCCGACTTCGTATTCAAAACCTTTGAACTTGTCGTTGAAAACCTGCTCGGTTTTCTTATTAAATGTAGATTGTTGATGCTTAGCTACTTTTTGCGTCTGCGCTGACTCTTTATTGTATCGGTCGAAGAAATTTATTGCTTTCTGCTGCTCACCTGTGAGCTTGCTTCCAGCTTTAATCTCTTCATAGTATTTAGACTTTTGCCCGTCTAAGTAGGTCTTGGCCTCGGCAACTTGCTCTTTGAGGGCCAATTTTTTTCTCTTAATATCTCTTTCATCATCTACGTCCTCGTCAAATGAGAAGTTATCTTCCATAAGGAAGTTTATCTCCTCCGAGTCTAGATGAGGTTTAGTTCTTTTGTAGTATTCAAGTAAAGCATCTTGGCTGTCTAGCTCCGCAACGTTGCGATTAAGGTTTACGTAGTCGCTTAGATCTCCACCTGTGTCTTCCATAAAGTCCATTAACTTCTGAACGTTTTCTGGTATAGCTTTTCCTGACTCTTCGTTTGCGTCAAGGGCTTCTATTACTTCTTCTTCGGTAACAGTTTCCTCATCGGTAATTTCCTCAAGGGTTGGTATCTCTGTGTCAGAGACTTCTTCTTGTGTAACTTCTGCAATAACCTCTTCGAGATCCGTTTGGTTGTCATCTACTGTTTCTGTTGGTTGACTTAAATCTATCTTAATGACATCATCGTCATCTTTACTTTCAAATTTACTTAAATCTACTTCGGGTTTTTGCTCCTCAGCAACCTCCTCAACGGTAGGTGTTTCTTGAGTCACCTCTTCGGTTACCTCTTCGTTTTTTACTTCTTCCATAATATATTATATAATTAATTGCCTATTTGTGGGGTAAAATCACCTACTCCCATTCCACCTCCGATAGTATCATTACCTGAAGATTCAAATCTTTTACTATCTAATTTTGCTTTTTCTCTTGTATTTTTTCCGTCTTCTTTCATTTGCTCCATATCCTTGGTATCACCTCTCTCGTTTTCACGCAGTTGTTGATTGAGGTCAAACTCAAATTGCATCAACTCTTTCTTTAACCTAACCTCTGCTTCTAGGTATGCCATTTTAGTGTCTGATTTAACAGTCTCTAGTTGAATGTCTTCTTGAGCTCTTGCCTGATTTTTTTGTATCTCAGCTTGAGTAGCAGCTTGTTGAGCTTGCGCATTAGCTTGCGCTTGCGCTTGCATGTTTTCTTGCTGCGTTTTTTGATCACGCGACTCCTTTTTCCTACGCTTTACTTTTAACAACTGATTTGCAAGCTTAACGCTTTTGATCTCTCTAATGTCAATAGCATCATCTAGGTCTATAAGACTTTGGGATAAAGCTGTTTGTATGTTGTTTTCTAGCAGTTGCTTTTGCTCTTCGTCGGGTTCTAACTCAATGAATATGCCGAAGTCATATAAGTATAACTCAGACATTTGTTTGAGAGTAGCTACGTTGTGGGCACCTATAGCCTGCACAAATGCGTCAGCAGTTGGAGAGTACTCTAGTATATCTGATATTCTAAGAGATAGCGCCTCAGCTACCTCAGTAGTTAAAAACATTGCCCCAAGTTGAATGTGCCTAGTGGCTACATTAGAGTTTGCGGCGGCTAGTTTTTGAACACCAACAAGCGCCTTGGGGTCTGGGGTACTACCATCACGAGATTCGTTTAAGCCCGTTACATCTCTTATCATCTGGAGATAGTAGTTGTACGCGTTGATTAAGCTACCAATTTTATTTTGACCTGCTCCGTTAGATATCTGTTGAATAGGTATTTTGCCCCCATTCTGATCACCATCTGCAGTTAAACTTCTACCTATAACGGAACCAGTTTGGAAGAACATGTTAAGCGCTTCTTGTGGGTTGTAGTTTGTGCCATTACCTAAATCTACTTCAGCAAGCCCATCAGCGTCAAGGTATACTCCATCAGGAACCATGCGCGACATAACTTGCTGTAACTTAAGATGCGTCAGCTGAATCATATCAGCAAACCCAGTAATTCTACTAACTAAAGATTCTATACGCCCCTCATACTTACGTGGAGCAACAAGAGCATAGTTCATTTTAACCTTGTTAAAATCAGACTTGCTGCGCATCATATTTTCAGCC